GTGGTAATGCAGATATAGATTGTTCTGCGTCTAAACCTGCAGACGCTAAGAAAAAGAAAGCTTCAGCAGAATCTTCTGCACTTATTCTAGTTGTTACACCTACTTGCCTCGCCGCCTCAGACATAGCCTTTTGTTGCTGTTCAGTAGTATTCATAATTGCTAGAGATTGATTTAAAGCGTCTTCAAATTTCATAAAGGCTTGAACGCTTTCTTGAGCACCTTTTGCAATAGCAACTAATCCAACTGCAACTCCTGTTTTAGCTATCTTTGAAAATTGAGAAAGAGGTTTATTAGATTTATTAGCGCTATCTCCAACGCCTTTCATATTTCTTGAGGCTAATTCTGCTCCTTTAGTAGCAATTCTTATTACTAAGTCTGCTCCTGCTCCTAACGCCATTTACTTCCTCTTATTTCTTTCTGCTTGTGCTAATGCTATTGCCTTATTTTGTTCTTTTTGTTCATATACATAAAAAGTAATCCATTGATTAAATTCATATGAACTCATTGTAGCTCGTAATTGAGCGACAGGCATACCTAAATCTCTAGCAAGGCGAAAAGTAAATTGTAAGTCAGGATTATTCTTGAAACTCGTCAGACATTTCTGCCTGTTTCTCCTCACTTATTCCGTTCATATCGGCTATTTCTACGAATATATTATCAATTACACTTGCACTTTTTTCATACATTTCTTCTATAAGCTCATCATCTAATTTAGGTTCAACAACACTAACCTTAAGCAAAGCTTTTTGATAATCAAAAGCGTCTTTATTTTCATCTGTTGCAATTCTTGCTAATTCAACCTGTGTCTTTTTACTTATACCTTGAACTTTAATTTTTGCGTTCCATTCAGGTATTTCAATAACTTTTTCAGGCACATCAGATATGCTTGATAATATTTCTTTAGATAAAAAATCCATTTTGCGTCCTTTTTTAAAATCTTATTCTAGTGAGTTGCTCTAGTAACTGCACCTGTTATTTGAAAATCTGCAGAATATCCTACAACATCTCCAACAGGGCTTGTAGGGGCATAATTAGTACAAATCATTTCTCCTGTAAATTTTACTTTACCGCTACTTGTTCCTTCAGGGCTATACTCAAAAGATAGAGTTGCAGATTGTCCAACAACTACGCCTAAAATTGCGTCCATAGTAGCGTCCCAAAGTCCTGCAATTGACATACTTGCATCTTTAAGTCCTACTATGAAAGTCTTATTAGTTGCTCCTAAGACAGAAGTCTCAGCAACATCAGCGGTCTGTGGAAAATCAACATTATTTACATATGAGCTTACATCAGTTAATGAACCTGACGCATTGTCTATTTTTATAACGCTATCTTTACCATGTACGAAAGCCATTTATTTTCTCCTTAATTAAGTCTTCCAAATCCTACAATAGCAGAAAAGTTAGGCGAACCGCCACCTGCGGTGTAAGAAACTTTTAAGTATCTATTCACAGTTGTTCCTTTTGCTACTGACTTGTATTCAGAAGTAGTTCCTGTTGCTTGTGTAAAAGTTACTAAATTAGTATAAGTTACATTATCAGCACTATGCTTAATAACCACATCTAAAGTAGGACTACTTCCACTTGCACTTGTTATTATTAGAAAAGCACCACCGCCATTAGCAGTTGAATTAGCATTATCTCTTGCTGTTCCGTTGCCTGTTGCCGTTACTGTGCTATTTTCTAAAACTAATCCATTTAATAAACCTCCGTCAGCTTGAATATCTAAAGAACTTGCTACAACATCTGCTACAGGACTAGAAATACCATAATTTGTAATATTTGAATTTCCAAAATATACCTTATCTAAAGCAGAAACTCCACCAATACCATTTACATATAAAAAATCTGCACCGCCTAAAAGGGGTTGTATAACAGCGTCGCTAGTAGCGTCAAAAAAACCACTAAGACTTGCAGAACCGTCCCTTTGTCCAGATATAAATGTTTTACTACTTCCTGATACTCCAAAAGTAGTCGTTTCAGCAACATCTGAAGAAAGAGTATTATCTGCATTATTAAAATAAGAGCTATAATCGTTTTCATTAACAAATACTTTAGTATCTTTTCCGTGTTCAAAAGCCATTATCTTCTTCCTCCACCTCTGCGTCTTCTTCTTCTACCGCTACTACTAGAATTACCATATTTGCCCATTATTCTTCTTCTTCCTTTAATTTCTTCTTTGCAATATCTGTAGCTTTAATAATTAAACCTTGTTCTAATAACCATTTGACACTTTTTTTTGGTATATCATTTACTATGCTACCTTTTTTATGCCTTTTTCCGTTGTATTCTAATTCTTCGTTTAAAATATAATCCATTATGCTATTACCTCTACGCTAAATTGCACTCCTAAATAATCTATATTATTTACATTATACACACCATAGTCTGTTGCGTCAGTTACTCTAACCGAGCTAGCCTCTCCATTTAAAGTTACATCACTTTCGATTTGTGCTTTCACACTATTTGCACCGCTTGATTGTAAATAACTATCTAAACTTTCTTGGCTTAACTGAGCATCAACTCTAGTAATGTAAAGTATAACAGGAATTGTATAGGTATCGGAGCCCCTAGAAAAGCTGTTATCATATTCAATTCTATCAACTACTCCTACTACTGCTGTTGGTGGTTCAATAGTATCAGGAACGAACTTATGAACATTTAAGGAAGTAATATTACCTAAATTTTCTCCTATTTCATTTCTTATATTAGTTAAACTAGCCATTATCTTGCTCTCATCCTACCACTTCGCCATATAACAGTAATCGCTTTACCTGCCTCACGCAATAAAGCATTTCTTTCTTTAGTAGTTTCTTTTACTGCAATTTTGATAAATGGAATAATAGGTGTTCCTTTTTTACCAATAGCCTGTTGCACTACATAAGGATTAATATCGTGTCTTTTAGCCCAACCTTGTAAAGCCTTAATTGGAGGAAAGTGAGGTTTAGTTCTTGAATAAGGAGGCGTTAATCTAAAATTTTTATTAGGAAAACCATGAATATAAGTACTATGAGGTGCTCTTGAGTAAATATCTACGCCTTTTGGTAATCTACCTCTGTCTGCTAATCGTTTAAAACCTATACCTTTTTTTAAATCTCCTAAATCCTCAGGTGCTACTTCTTTAGCTTTATCTGCGACTATTGCACCTGTTAATTCAAAATATCTTCTTAAAGGAAAGGCAGTTAAGCCGTGCATATCTAACCTTTTTCTAAGTTTTCCTAATCCTATTACTTTTACTTCCATTAAATAGCTCCTATTTACCGTGAGGTTGCGTTCTCTCAGCAGTATTTTTCTTTATAAGGTAAAGTCTAACAGATAGAACTCAAGTAGCCATTGAGTAAGTTATTCAAAAAAAAATAATGAAATTACTTGATTATATTTCATATAGGTTTATTATATAGGTAAGTTAGATAATACCTAGGAGGGTAAAAATGAAATTAAACGAAGTAAAAAAAGTAAGAATAGCATTTGAAAATATTGACGAAGACGGAATTTTTCCAAAGTCAAATTTAGACTATGAAACCTACAACTTAAGCTCAACTAAGCCAGTTGATAGGTTTGTTATTTTAACTAAGACAGACCAAATAAAGCTAGACGATTATGGTCATAAAGCAAATAAATATATCAGAATAATAATTGAAAAAAGAAATAAGGCTTTTAACTTAAATGTAAAAGTCATTATTGCTGAAACAATTGTTGTAACTAGCTTTGAACAAGTTTATGATATTGCATTAATTGAAGACATAATTAAAAGAATATTCAAAGGACAACTATAAAAAAATAGACTAGCCCTCTTGATTGAGGGCTTTTCTATCTCTAAAGTACTTGTCCTGTAAGAGTTAATCTACGATAACCTTTAAGTAATTCTTTTGCGTCAGGGTCAAATTTATTAAATAATTCTACTGTGCCTGTGCTTTCATTTCCAAATACATTGAAAGGCGTATCTTTTCTTTTCCATAATCTTGTAGCTTGTAACATAGTCGCCTCTTTTACTGCGTCAGGTACTCTGCTCCAACCAAATTTAGCTGTTATTTGTATATTTTTATTGATTAAAGGCTCAAATCTTTCTGATGAACGAGTTTCTAATATTCTCAATTCTGTATATGGATGATAGTGAGAAGTACTTGAAACTGTTTTTTCTAAAATTGGATTAATTGGTCGTAAGTAAAAATCTGTATCTAAAGTAAGAGTTGTATCATAACTTCCGTTATCTGTTGTATCAAGCTTAACTATTAAACCAGTAGTCGTACTAATATCAGGAACGTCGCAGAAAACAGTACTAATAGGATTAAAGTATTTAATTGTTGCTGATTCATCTTGATAAAATCTTCTTTGGCAATATCTATCAATTAGCCTTGAACTTGCGTCAATTGCTCTGTCAATATTGTCATCTTGAGCAGTTCCGCTTAAACCAAGTCTTGCCTTAAACTCTGTCTTATCAACATACTGCTCGTGTGCCATTTAAGACCTACTTAGTTTTATTTTCGGCAGGAGCTTTAGCTTTGGTTTCTTTTTTTATTCCTAATTCTTTAGCCTCTAAGTCAGAGATTTCATCTCCTTTTTTAGCTACTAATTTGCCTTTAGCCCAACCTTTTGGAAGATTTTCTCCGTCGCCTTTAGCAACTTTACCGTCTTCATCTTTCCAATAAGTATCTTTTAATTCCATTTTTTCTCCTTTTGCTTGTTCCTCAGTCCCCAAATATGAGGACCGAGAAACTAAAGCCATTGTTAATTACTTTTAAAAGTTAGTAATTGAACAGAACGCCGCAGGACGATAGATTGCAAAACCTAATCTCAAGCTAGCTTTCATCATTACTTTATCTTTTGTAAAGAAATCAGAGTGACTATCGGACATAGCAACATCAATTCCTTGTCTTGTAATAAGGTGTGCAGATACACCACCACCGAAGTTTCCAACGATAGCAACGCCTGCTGAAGTAGCAGTTGTAGGAACAACAGGAACGCCCCAAATACTTGCTTGAGGTGCGCCATTGAACATACCTGCTCCCATAAAGAGAGGATTCAAACTACCTGAAGTAGTTACTGCATTTACTTCTGTAACTATGTCATACCAATCACTTGGGTGCATAATTATTGCGTCAGGCTCTACGAAAGCATCTTTTCTGATTTCAGTGATTGCTTGGTAGATTTGTCCAATTCTTTTGAGATTTCCACTAAATGAAGAATAATCAAAAGTATTGATACCTGATTTGTTTAATATTCCTCGAATATTCACGCCTGAGCCCGAACCTCCGATAAGAACATCATCAAGTCTTAGATTAAGCATTGTTCTTAATCTTGAATCGAGATATCCTTGAACTGCAGTAACATCTGCTAATAGTTCTTCAGTGACAGGAATAGAAACGCCGATTTTACGGATTTCTTCTGTTCTTTCAGTCATAGCAAGTGCTGATTCTCCAAAAGCAGAGCCTTCGGCGACTTCAGCCGCATTATTTGTGAAAGTTGTTTCTTCCAAGTACTTATATTGATATTGGTCTGTTTGTAAAACAGAGAACAAATCAATAACACTATTAGGATTTCTTAAAGCAGTCGGCACAATAAGGTCAGAACGAACAACACTTGGAGGATAAGCAGTGCCCTCGTCCATTAGTGTTTTCTTTTCGAGTATTGGGTTCCATTTAACTTCAGAAGTTATATTCTTCATACCCTCATTTATAAAGGATTGAACTGCCTTACTATCGTGAAACCTTTGAGCAATTGATTTTTCTTCAATAGCTTTTTCTTCGTGAATAGGTAAAGGTGCAACTTCTTTTCCTGCTAGAACATCATTTTCAAGTCTTTCAACTTGAGCCTTATATTCTTGCTGTTCTTTAACTTCTTTTGCTAATTCTTCCATTTCTTCGTTTCTATTTACCCAAGCTTCTTTTTGCTCGTGTGTCATATCCTCAAAGTTATGAGTTTTAGCCTCTGCTAAAGCACTTTCTCTAAGTTCTTGGAGCCTCTTTTTATTAGCCTCTAATTCAGCCATAATTTTCTCCTATATTTCCGTAGTTTCCGCTAAAATACGCATTGTATCTGCGAAAACTTCATTAGCTTTTATCCTATTATCCTTTATATCTTCTGATAGCCCTGCGTTCAAAAGGTCATCAATATCTTGAAAAATTGCATTTAACTTTTCTTGCATATTGATAAGTGCCTCAGCAGATTTAGGACTTAGGTATTTATCTTTTTTCAAGCGTAAGGCAGTAAGCTCCTTAGCTCTAGTTAATACTGTAAAAACATCATTTAGAGATGTCTCTACTTCTTCAACGAAAGTTAATCCACTTTCATTTGAAACTTCTTTGGCCTTTGACATTTCATATTCATTATGAGTTGAGCAAGGCATATAAATTAAATTGCCCTCATCGTCTTCGTGTGTATGAGTTCCTGAGCAACCTAATTCTTCTGCTCTATCTCTTGCCTCATCTAAGGTAGTAAATTCATCTGTTCCTACCTCGGCCTTTAAATCTTTTTGATTAGCTTTTTCTTTATTAGCTTTTATAGCCATAGTGTAGGTTTCTTGATTAGCTCCTACTAAAACAGGACTAACCTCCCATACTTTGACATCTTTTAAATATCTTACTTCTTGACTATCTCCATTATCTTTTGTAAATGTTCCAATTTCACTATCTAATACTTCAAATCCAAAAGACCATTGTTGTAAATCTCCCATAGCTTTAACTGTTTCATATGCCTCTTTACCTGCGTCTGTATTCATATTAAATTCGCCAATAAATTTAGCGTTATTATCATCTTGGACGATTTTTCCTTTTCCAATAGGTTTAGCCCAATCGTGAGCCCATACCATTGTTACGCCTTTATCTCCATAACCACTTCTTATTGATTTAGGCTCTACAACATCATTATCGCTATCAATAGTATTGAAAACACTAAAAACAGCTTCTACTTTGCCTTCTATATCATTTGCTAAAATGCTATCAATAGTTTTGAATTCTTTCATCTTCTTCTTCTGTTCCTTTTTCTGTGATATATTGTATCACATCTACAATTGACGACCAATCCTGCAGGTGCGCCAAAAGAACTATCTCCCGGATAGTCCATTTTATAACCTCCAACGGAAAAAGTCTTTTCGTAACTTACTCTAGCACCATCAACTGCTCTATGCGGGTCTCTAACTAAATTATCTCTACGAGTAATCCATTGCTTTTCAACATCTAAGCCACTTTTTTTAACTGCTTGAGATTTACTAAATTGTGCCAATTTTTGTGCCTCTGTTCTTGCTATTGTATTACTTCTTCCTAATCTTTGTAATCCAAATCTATCTCCAATTTCTGCTTGAACATAATCGGCTAATTCTTGTCCTGTTAAACCTAAGGAGCTACCTTTATCAAAACCTACTCTCAATGCTACATTTAATCTTTGTTTAGTCGTTTTAGCTAAATTCGGCATAGTATTATCTAAACTATTAGTTACAAAATCAATTGCCTCTTTATTTCTTGTCATAGGTTCAATAGGAAAGATATTCGGTGTATTTCTTAACCTGTAAAATCCTCCTGTTATTAATTCATTTCTAGGTAATTTACCAACTCCTGCAATTATGTCTTCATTTTTGCCTTTTATAGTTTCAGGTAATAATATTTCTATCTGTTGATATGCGAAATCTGTCATTAAAGATAAATATAAATCATATAAATCTGCCTTCCAACTATTTGTTATCTTATCAATTATTAGTCCTGCTCCTGCACCTACTCCAATAATTGTTAATGGATTTTTTTTAAAATAAGTATTTAATTCTTTTTCTAAATTTTTAAATAATTGAAAGTATTCTAAAGTTAATTGATAGTCCCATTTAGATAATAATCTATCATAATTTTTCCATAAAATAGTTTTGGTTTCATCACTTTCAAATTCATTAGCAAATATTTCGTCATTTTGGTCTAATATTTTATTTCTTCTTGTAATTAATTCTAAAGCACTACTTACTTTTTCATCTCTTGCGTCCATAGCTCTAACTAATTTTTGGCTCCAACTTCTTCCTGCATTTCCTCCCCATAAAGCCCAAGCTATTCTTCCATTACTAGGATATCCGTCTTCGCCTGGTCTGTAGCCCTCTGCTCTTTTATCTACTTCGTGTCTTGGAAAGTATTTAGCTATATGCCTAACTTTTTGAGCTCCTGCTGTTGTGTTATTTAATAAATATCTTGCACTATTTCTTCCAACAGAAGTTCCGCCTCTACCATATTCTTTTACCCAATCAAGTCCTTTACGAGCCTCTTCTTTAGCACCTTTAGGAATTGTAAAGTCTAAATCGTCGTATGGTCCTTTAGTTTCCGCCATTGTAAGAGTTTTCTCCAAATCTATGTATTTGTTCTAATCTTGCTTGTGCTAATTCTTCATTAGGATAACAACCGAAACTTCGATTAGTGTCTTCTGAATATACGCAGAATTCTCCGTTTTCTTCTCTTATTACTTTTTTTTCTAAATCATTTTCAAAATTATTTAACTCTATTGCAGGTTCATTTGGTAATTCTTGAACAGCAGTAAAAGTTGCTAATTCTTCTTTTGGAACTGCAATTTTATTATTAGGCATTAAATACACTTCATCGCTTTCTTCTGTATCAAGCCCAATTGCTCTCCTAGCCTCAGCTATTGTCATAATACCTGCATTTACACCAACTGCTAATCTTCTATACATATCATCTTCATCTTGTTGTAAAGCTCTTACATCTGAAAAATCGTAATAAGCCTCTTGATATTGTTCAGTATGAAAATCTACATTTAATAATTGATGACTTAATTCTTGTCCTATCATACGCCATAAAGGTATTAATTTATTCTCAGTAAAATATTCTCTTAATTGTCCTGCATTTGAATAAGTAGCTCTTTCAAGTCCTGCTCCTAATCCTGCTAATATTGCAGGAACGCCTAATACCGCAGATATTCTTTCCTCTGATATATGCCTTAATTTACCAATATCTAATTCATTAGGACTAAATGACATTTTTTCTACTGACATTGCACCGCTTAATACTAAAGGCATACCTCTATTTCTGCCTCCTACTTTTTCTCTATAAGTCTTAACTATTTGTTCTGCCTCTTCGCTAGTTGGTCCATATCCGTCTTTTGGACTAATTATTACACTTGGAACACCACTATTTGCTAATAATGCAGTACTTAATTGACCTGCACTTTCATCTCCATATATCTCTCTTAAAACAGATTTTAAAGGGCTAAATCCTGACTTATGGTCTGTTGGGTCTAAACCAAGCCTTAAATGAATTATGTCATCTCTCATAATTATTGAAAGTCCTTGTTTTTGAGTTTCATACTCATAATGAGTTATCAATTCTTCATTTGTGCCTTTTGGCGTTACTAATTCAGGCATTAAAGGATAAAGAGATACTACTTGTCCTGCCTCATTTTTTTGTTTTAATATATATGCGTCTCCTGATACATGAATAGCATTAATAATATATTGTTGCAATATATCACCGCTCATATAAGGATTTGGTCTTTTTAATAGCAATTCAAATGGATGATTATAAATAGTTTCCATTTCATTTTCTTGGTTATAAGTTTTTACTAATAAACTAGCCTCCGAAAAAGATACTCCTAAAGTCTGTAAGCAAGCAACAACTGCAGAATTACTTTGCCCATTTCCTATATTATTGACATCAAATTCTCCTGCACGAGTGTTATAGCCCCAAATAAAACTATTTCCTCCATATACACCTACATCATCTCTAAAAAAGTTATAATATTTTTCTTCATTTTTATTTCTATTGAATATTATGTCGCTTAACTTTCTTCGTTCCGCCATTTAATTTCTCCTTGGTGGTTTTGATAGAAAGGAACGCAAGCCTAAGCTCTTTCTATCGCCACCACTACTAATATGCCTTATATCCTGTAGTGCCTATTGTTTCAATTACTGCGTATGCTAAAGCATCAACTTGGTCATCGTGCTCCCCAACAGGAAACTGTAACAATTCTCGTTCTAAATCAGAATACCATAAAGCATTACGATTAAAAAACACTTGTGCAGATTCCATTTTAGCACCTAATGGTAAGGCTCTGCTAAATTTATCTTTATCAGGAGTAAGAGCTTTGACAGGAAGTCCTTCTCTTTGAGCCATTTGTATTAATGCTAATTGATATCCTGCCTTTTCAATTCCTATATATGCAGGTTTATACTCTCTATATACTTTCCATAATAAAGGAATTATGTCAGGAGCCTCTAACCTTGCTTTTTTGACATCAATAACCAATAAGTCGTTATCTTTTGTTTTACCAACAGTAACAATTGCTGTATAGTCTGCACTTTCTTTTGTGCTTGTAGCCAAATCCACAGTCGTAATAATTTGTATTTCATCTTTTGCAATTTTTTTCTCATTGCATAAAAAATAATCTCTATTGATTTCATAACCTATCTTATCATATTCTACTTCTGTAAATGTTTCGTAATAATGAAACCAATCAGGTTTTATAAGTCCTTGACCGCTTTCTACGAATTGAGCCTCATATTCTTGGCTAAATAAAAAGCTACCAATTTCGTCCTTAGCACTTTCTAATTCATCTTTAGGTATAAATGGATTAGTATTTGTATGATATTGCCAAGCGTTCCAATCTTTATTTACTTCTGCTCTTTCAAATAACCTTGAAAACCAATTAAAACCTCTAGGCGTAGATATAAATAATGCGTGTCCTTGTTTTTCTGTTAAGGTTGGTCTTATTACTTCTGCCCAAATTTCTTCTTTAATATAAGCACACTCATCTAATACAACAAAATCTAATCCTGCACCTCTTAGCCTTTGAGGATTATCTCCTGACTTTATCTGTAAGCTACCATTAGCAAATGTAATTAATTTTTGTGCCTCTAATATTTCGCAAGGTAAGTCAGCTACTATCTGTCTAAATTCTCTCCAACCCTCCATAGCCATAGGATAAGTAGGAGCTATCCACCAAACACGACCACCTTGCAGAGCATACTTTATAGCCATTGCTATTCCAAGTCTTGTCTTGCCCCAACGCCTACCTGCTACAACTATTTTAAATCTAGTATTATCGTTTAATATTTCCTGTTGCTTATCGTGTAAGCTAGGTAATTCAATCGTTAATTCTCGTCTGACCATTTTAACTTTATTGTTAATGGCTCGTTTTCATCTTCTCCTGATAATTTAACTCTATCAACTCTGCCGAATTCCTCAGGAAAGCGTCTTTCTAGAAACCAAGCGTCTGCTTGCCATTTGCCCTCAACACTTGCCTTATCAATTCTTCCTAATCTCCTCATTACATTTTCTGCGTTAGCTTTTTCTACTTCTGTCACTAAATTAACTAATAAATTATCTTTTGGTAGCATCATTTTTTTAGGATTTTTAATTAATTCTTCTCCCTCAATTCTCCACCTGCGAAAAGTTTCATAACTTATTCCTAAATGATTACACGCCATAGCATAAGATAGACCGAGTTTAATTCTAGTTGCTAATTCTTCTATTAAGATGTCTGTTAATTTTGTTGGTCTAGCCATAATGCGTTCTCCTAAATAGTATCACATTTTCTTTTTATATACACACAAAACACATTTTACTACAATATTTGGTAGGTTTTAGTAATTTAATTTATAGATTTATAATCTGTTTTCTAAATTTAAAGCGTATTTAGTCAATTTATTCCACTCAGTTTTATTAAATGTATTATATTCGCCAAAACTATCAACAAAATCTTTTCTACCAAAACCCACATAAACAACTTTATGAGTGTTATTTGTAACTCTAGCTTTGTTTGTTATTCCATTACCAACTTTGAATATTCCATTTTCAACTTTAACAACTACAAAACCTTTTTTCTCATCACTTTCTAATTCTATAACAAAGTAGTTTGTAGTAAATCTACTCATTACTGTATCAAAACCTAATCCCATAAAATTTTTCTTTTCAGTAAATTTTATATGACCTATTTGGCTTTCTTCTATATTCCAATCATTATGGTCGCCTTGTATAAGACCAAATTCATCTTCAAAGTCTTTATCTAAATAAACTGGTGTTGTATTTATTGGCTCTACGCCTTTTACTTTATGTCCTGCTTTGAAAAAGTAATTTAAAACTTTTTGAACTTCTTTATCATTTATATCTAACATACTTATATATTAATTGCTAGTTCTACCTATACAACTACTTCTTATAAATTTCTTAATAAAATATCTGCTTATTTACTTAGATACTCATCATTAACACTTATACCCCAAACTTTTTTACTAATGAGAGAACTAAACCTCACGCCTGTTTTGACCTAAGTATCATTGACTCCAAGTTTCAATCAATGAATATATGACTTCTTCTAATTTATCTAATTCTATAATTGCTAATCCATTTGAAGTTCCGTCAGGCATAACAACGAACATAAATGGTCTGCTATCTCCAATTCTTGTATTTGTATCGCTTTGTTCTTTAGCTTTTAAATATTTAGTCCAAATGGTTTGAATTTGTTTTCCTGCCTTGACTTCTACTCTTACTTCGCCTTGCCAACTTTCTTCATTGCCCATTTGCCCACGAAACTTTGTGTCAGGTATTTTTAATTTTTTACGAGCTAAATTTTGTTTTCTTCTACCTTTTTGTTTATTTCTAAGACCTCTTTTTTGATTTTCTGTCCAATCATCTCTGTTTTTAACTGTCTTTTGACCTATGCCTTGAGTTCCTTTTTCAGCTCTTTTTCTGCTCTTAAATTCAGAATAGGTTTCATCATCTTTCCAATCATTAATATCCATAACAATGATTACATTTCTCTTGCTTTGCCTCTTGTGGTTCAATTATTGCAGAACAGGATTTGCATACTAATAGTTCCATACTTGCTTTAAATTTACCTACTTGTGCTACTGCTATATTGCTTTCTTCTTTTAAAGCGTCGCTAAATGCTATTATATCTTCTGCCTTAATCAAAATTGGTGCAGGATGAGGGAATGCCCAAATATAAATACTTACTTCGCCGTCGTTATAACCTGTGCCAATTTGCACTTCATTTCCAAATACATCTACAAATGTAATTTGGTTATCATCTTCTTCTTTCCAAAGCCCACTCATAATAATATGCCCTATGTTTTCTTCCTTTCATTTTACACTTATCCTCATGACAAGTTAGGCTTTCAATAGGCAATCCTGTCTTTCTAGCATTATAAATAACATCTCTTAAATTAGTACTATGATATGCACATAAATACTCTCCACTTGTTAAAGCATTTAATATTTCTGTTCTATCTAAAGTAGGAATATTATTCTTGTTCTGTTTCGATTTTTTGGAACTTTCCTTTTTTAATTTTGTCATGTAATACCATTTCTCCTGTTGCGTCGTAATATTGTGATAAAAATTTAGCTAATTGATAATCACTTTTAAATCTCATAAAGCTTTGCCATTTATCATCTTTTGTATGCCTCATAATTACATAATGTTCGTCTGTAATTTCTTTATCCATACAACATTGACAAAGTCCAAATTCATCTGCCATTGTTCTATCATTTTTAATTATTTCAAAAAAACATTTCATACATAATGCATTATTGTTATTAAGAACAAAAACAGACATTTGTATTTCTTGTTCATCAAATATTTGAATATTACTATTACAAAAATCGCATAACCAATCAATTGGACTTATTGGTATTGTAGTTGTTTCATTATCTGTAACTATTGATAAATGACTTCCTACATTTGTTCTATGAGTTATTGGATTTTCATATATAACAAATTGCTCTTTCATTAGTTATCCTCTTTTAAGTCGTTAATAAATTCGTCCATATCATCTCTATTTACTCTTACATCGTTCCATTTTACTCCGTCAGGTGTTTGGTTTTTGTATTTTTGCACTTCACTATGACTTGAGTTATAGACTTTACAAATAAAGTTATAATAATTATGACTTCTTTTTGCTAATTCATATAAACACTTTTCATTTCCAATCCAAAGTGCTACGTTCCAAGTAGGCCAATTTTTCCAACCATTATAATCGTGAATACGATACATAAATACATTACCTGTATGACTATGATTTGTTTTATCGCATTTATCACTTTGTATATCCCAACCTTTTTTTCTAAGGTCAGATATTCTTTGTGCATAAGTTGGAATAAACTCCTGTTGGAATTCTGTTCCGCATATCCAAGTTCCATTAATAATTAATTTTGATAGAACTCTTTGTATTTGTGGAATTGGTTTTTGTTCAATTACACTTCCGCTCATTATTATCTCCTTTTATCTTATTTTAATATTTAGCCCTAGCTACTTTCTTACTTAAATGATTGTTAAACTTAGCACTCATTTTTGTTTCTCCTGTAGCACAGACTTTATTACCTTTATTTCTTTTAAGTAATACCTCATCAGTAATACCTAAATCTTTTAAACATTTCTCACTATGAAAGAAATTACCTAACCAATGAACATCATTATTTCGATAACTTGTCTCTAATTCAATTTGGATATCGTGTCCTAAATATCTTCCTACTAACATCAACATTTGACTTGTAAAATATTCGTCGTGTGAATTACTACAACCTCTTCCTTGGTGTGCAATTTCGTGTAGTAGAGTTTTATCACAAGCCCATTTTTTTAGTTCTATTTTTCCTGCTCTATAAAAGCTTGAACCTTTATAACTATTCTTTAGTTCTATATCTAATGGTTTAAAATATTTCTTATAAAATGCTGTCTTAAATATTTCTTTACTAACTGTTTCATTTATTTCATCTTCTAACTGTGTAGTAGTTCTATAATCTTCATTTTTTATTTCTTCGGAATAATGACTATATCTTTCCATTTCTTTATCAAATGAATTTACTTCTGTTCCACGAACAGTTATTGAATAATCTAATTTACCAACACGATACATTTCTCCTGTATCTTTTTCTTTATACCACCTATCTCGAATTTTATATAAATTTTCGTTCCATTGAACTTCTACTAAATTATTTGGATATTTTTCTACTAACCAAACTGCTCTGTTCCAAAATTTTTCCAAAGCTTTTTTATCTTTTTTGGTATAAACAGTTTCATCTCTTAAAGCTTTTTGATTATATATTTTATATTTTACATCTGTGTAGTAAGTGTTTAATTTTACTTCTAAAGGCTCTTTAATATCATCAAAAGTTATTTCTCCATTTGGATAGCTATACATTGCATTACCATTTTGGCTTACAACTTTTTCTATGCCTTCTTTTCCTACTATATAAGTCCATTTTCTTTTATGAATAATTGTGTTGGTTTTAGAATTTGCTCTTCTTATATTAGGCATATAGACATATACACCTCTAATACTGTTTTCAGCACTATAAACTTTTCTTTGTTGATGAACCATTATGAAATCTCCTCTAATGAATTAATAAATTCTTCAACTGTTGCTGTTTCAGTTTTATTAGATTCTTTTATAATGAAATAATCATTTATAGTTATAATTTGATACATACTAACTCCTTTTTTATTATTTAACATTTTATTATCTAACATACTTATATGATAATAGCTTGTCTAGAAAGGTCAAGTTCTTTTTTTTTAGTAACCTGCTTTGCCTGTTTTTCTTTTACTATTAGCTCTTCCATTTGAAGTTGGTCTAGTTAATCCTCTATACATACCACCTTTTTTACTA